AAACTAGATAATATAGATTATCTTATGGAGCAAAGATTATTTAGAAGAACTGTAGCAAAACAAATAAATAAAAAACCACCAAGAATCACAGTTAAAGAATTTGAAAAATATACAGATATGTTATTGCAGGGTGTAGAAGAAGTTGATGCACCTGTAGGATCATCACGAATTGATCAATTAAGTAATCACCTTGAGGATTATTGTTTACAAAGATCTATAGGACACGTTACTAAAAAAGATATTATTAATGGTGCTGTGTATACAGAAAATAGTAAACATGTATTTACTTTTCATAGGTTCTTTCATGGACATCTTACTAAAAAGAAATGGAAAGAGGACTACCAGGTCACGCAACAAATGCTAAAAGAGCATTGTGGATGTGAAGAAGGTAGAATGGTAATAGGTAAAAAGAAACCATCTATAATGAAAGTAGATGTTTTTGAAAAACCTGAAGATCAATTTACACAAAAGAAACTAAAGGAAGATGATCCATACTAATGAAAACTATAGTGTTAGGTCCACCGGGCACCGGGAAAACTCATACTCTTTTAAATAAGGTACAAGATTATTTAAAAGATGTAGACCCAGATAAGATAGGTTACTTTGCTTTTACAAAGAAAGCAGCAAACGAAGCCAAAGCAAGAGCTATGGATAAGTTTAATTATACAGAAGATGACCTTCCATACTTCAGAACATTACACTCATTAGCATTTAGAAAACTTGGTATAAACAAGGACCAGGTTATGCAGCGTCGGCATTACGAGGACCTGGGTAGAAAATTAAATTTATTTATAGATTATAATGAACACGATGAAGAAGAGACTGGTTTGTTTACAACTAAATCAGATTATTTAAGATTAATACATCTTGCAAAGCTACGAGACATTACACTTGAACAACAACTTAAACTTGGAGAACACAACACTGAAGTTAGTTATGATACGCTTGTGCATTTAAAAAATGAATTAGATAGATACAAAAAAGAATACAGTCTTGTTGATTACAATGACATGATTTTAAAATTTATAAATTCAGACGCATCACCAAAGTTTGATGTAGTGTTTATAGATGAAGCACAAGATTTATCTATGATGCAATGGAACATGGCTAAAACTATTTGGAATAAAACAAACGATTCTTTTATTGCAGGTGATGATGACCAGGCAATATTTAGATGGGCTGGTGCAGATGTAGATTCTTTTATTACACAAAAAGGTAAGCTATTGAATCTTACACAATCAAGAAGAATACCAAGAGCAGTGCATGACTTTGCATTAGGTATAATTAAAAGAGTATCAAACAGAAGATACAAAGAGTGGGCACCAAGAGATCACCAAGGATCATTACGATACCATGATGATGTTAAAGATATAAATATGTCATCAGGTAATTGGTTGGTCCTAACTAGAACTAGACATATGTTAGAAGATGTAGAAGATGAAATGAGAGAACGTGGTTGGTATTTTGAAAATAGATTTAAAAGAATGCCAGAAAAAGATGCTGCAGATGCTGCACTAAAGTGGGAACACTTACGTCAAGGTCAATTGATGTCAGGAAAAGAAATAGAATCTATCTCACAACAAATAAGTTCTGTCTCTTGGGATAAGCAAAAATTAAAATCATTAGTCAAAGAATCTTTTTATGGAATAGACTCATTAACAAAAGACTATGGATTAAAAACTAAAAACGTTTGGTACGAAGCGTTTGATGACTTAAATTTTAGAACAAAAAATTATATACGTAGCATGCGTAGAAATGGTGAGAACTTAAAAGATAAACCAAGAATAAAATTATCAACAATACATAGCGTCAAAGGTGGTGAAGAAGACAATGTAGTTTTACTTACAGATCTAACAACTAATACAAATAGATCGTATCGTAAAAATCCTGATGATGAAACCAGATTATTTTATGTGGGTGCAACAAGAACAAAAGAGAACCTGCATATTGTAAGACCTAAAGACGAAGAAAAATCTTATCCAATGGAGGACTATGAGTAAACCATACGACAAACAGATCGGAGGATCTCACTATCAAAAATATAAAATTCAACCAAGTAAGTTTGTAATAGAGAATGAATTGCTATATCCAGAAGGCTGTGCTATAAAATATATTATAAGACACCGGGACAAGGGAAAGAAACAAGACATACTAAAAGCAATACATTTTTTAGAAATGATAATCGAAAGGGATTACAAGTGATACAAAAACCTTTATTCAGTCCACAGACCGAGTGGATACCACCACAAGATTTTCCTGATTTGTCTGACCATCCAGAAATATCTATTGACTTGGAAACAAAAGACCCAGAATTAAAAACTATGGGCTCTGGATCTATTACAGGTCGAGGAGAGATAGTAGGAATTGCATTAGCTGTAGAAGGTTGGTCTGGATATTATCCAATAGCTCATGAAGGTGGTGGCAACATGGATAAGAAAAAGGTCATGGATTACTTTCAAAAAATTTTAAATCTACCCTCTATTAAGATATTTCATAACGCTATGTATGATGTGTGCTTTATTAAGGCTGCAGGGCTAAAAATTAATGGTCAGATCGTAGATACCATGATTGCTGGCTCTCTCGTGGACGAGAATCGCTTTCGTTATGATTTAGGCTCTATGGGTCGGGATTACGTCGGAAAGGGCAAAAACGAGGCTGTATTGCAGGAAACTGCAGCTGTTTGGGGCGTCGATCCCAAGTCAGAGATGTATAAGCTACCAGCTATGTATGTTGGTGAATATGCAGAGCAAGATGCAACGCTAACCTTGCAGCTCTGGCAAGAAATGAAAAAAGAAATACAGCACCAAGATATACAATCTATTTTTGATTTAGAGTGTGAACTATTTCCTTGCCTCGTTGATATGAGATTTTTAGGAGTTCGCGTAGATGATGAAGCAGCGCACAAATTGAAGCAAGAGTTAGTTGGACAAGAAAAAGAATGCCTACACAAAGTAAAAAAAGAAACACAAGTAGACGTTCAAATATGGGCAGCAAAGAGTATTGAGCAAGTTTTTCAAAAACTTTCCCTACCATACGACCGCACTGATAAAACAGATTCTCCATCATTTACAAAAAACTTTTTACAGAATCACCCCCACCCACTAGTGAAACTAATTGCCCGGGCTCGTGAAATAAACAAGGCCCATACCACGTTCATTGATACCATATTAAAACATAGTTTCAAAGGAAGAATTCATGCAGAGATTAATCAATTAAGATCTGATCAAGGTGGTACAGTTACTGGTAGATTTAGCTATAACAATCCAAACCTACAACAAATTCCTGCACGTAACAAAGACCTTGGACCAAAGATAAGAAGTTTATTTATACCTGAAGGTAATAAGAAGTGGGGTTGTTTTGATTACTCACAACAAGAACCTAGACTTGTTGTACACTACGCAGGTTTACAGAATCTCTATGGAGTGGACGAAGTATTGGACGCTTATAACCAAGGCGATGCTGACTTCCATACTATCGTTGCTGATATGGCAGAGATCCCTAGATCACAGGCCAAGACTATAAACCTTGGCCTGTTCTATGGTATGGGTAAAAATAAATTACAAGCAGAGCTTGGTGTAAGTAAAGATAAAGCTGAAGATTTATTTAGACAATACCATAACAAAGTTCCGTTCGTAAAAAAACTTATGGATAATGTTATGCAGCGTGCGCAAAACTCTGGTAAGATTAGAACGTTGCTAGGCAGACTATGCAGGTTTCATTTATGGGAACCAAACCAATTTGGTATACACAAAGCCTTGCCACATGAAGCAGCGCTCATGGAACATGGACCAGGGATTAAACGAGCTTACACTTACAAAGCTTTAAATAAATTAATTCAAGGATCAGCAGCAGATATGACAAAAAAAGCTATGATTGATTTACATAAAGAAGGTATCATACCGCATATACAAGTGCATGATGAACTTGATATATCTGTAACAAATGATTTGGAAGCTGCGAAGATAAAAGATATAATGGAAGCAGCGGTAGATCTAGAAGTACCTAACAAGGTAGATTATGAATCTGGTCCTAATTGGGGATCAATAAAATGAGGATAAATTATGGCTTACTTAAATGCAAATATTCCTGTACAATACGCGC